AAACAACAGAATCTATGTTGGTTGGTTTGGTGTTCTTATGATCCCATGTCTATTAGCAGCAGCAACCTGCTTTATTGTTGCATTCATCGCAGCTCCACCTGTGGACATTGATGGAATCCGTGAACCAGTAGCTGGTTCATTCATGTATGGTAACAACATCATCTCTGGTGCTGTAGTTCCATCATCAAACGCAATTGGTTTACACTTCTATCCTATTTGGGAAGCAGCAACTCTAGATGAGTGGTTGTATAATGGTGGTCCTTACCAGTTGGTAATCTTCCACTTCCTAATCGGTATCTCAGCATACATGGGTAGACAGTGGGAACTATCATACCGTTTAGGTATGCGTCCTTGGATCTGTGTTGCATACTCTGCACCAGTGTCAGCAGCATTTGCTGTATTTTTAGTATACCCATTCGGTCAGGGTTCATTCTCTGATGGTATGCCTTTAGGTATTTCAGGTACGTTCAACTTCATGTTCGTGTTCCAAGCAGAACACAACATACTAATGCATCCTTTCCACATGGCAGGAGTAGCAGGTATGTTCGGTGGTAGTCTCTTCAGTGCAATGCACGGTTCTTTAGTTACTTCTTCTTTAATCAGAGAAACAACTGAGAACGAGAGTCAAAACTACGGCTACAAGTTCGGACAAGAAGAAGAGACATACAACATCGTTGCTGCTCATGGATACTTCGGTAGATTAATCTTCCAGTATGCATCATTCAACAACTCTCGTTCACTTCACTTCTTCCTTGCATCATTCCCAGTTGTATGTGTATGGTTAACCTCTATGGGTATCTGTACTATGGCATTTAACTTGAATGGATTCAACTTCAACCAGTCTGTCGTAGACGGATCAGGTAAGGTAGTTCCTACTTGGGGTGACGTTCTTAATAGAGCTAACCTTGGTATGGAAGTTATGCATGAGAGAAATGCACACAACTTCCCATTAGACCTAGCATCTGCTGAGTCTACAACAGTTGCTTTAACAGCACCTGCTATCGGTTAATTCTTTAACCCATAACTGTAAACAAGGGGTCTTTATGACCCCTTTTTCATAGGAGAAATTAATGGTAGCTTCAACACTACGACAAACAGAAACAGGATGGTTTGATGTACTTGATGACTGGTTAAAACGAGATAGATTCGTTTTTATTGGTTGGTCAGGTTTATTACTCCTTCCTTGTGCCTTTCTAGCAATAGGTGGGTGGTTCACTGGAACTACATTCGTCACTAGTTGGTACACACATGGTATTGCCTCTTCATATCTTGAAGGAGCAAACTTTTTAACAGCAGCAGTCTCCACACCTGGTGATGCTATGGGTCATAGTCTTCTATTCCTATGGGGACCAGAAGCACAGGGAGATCTTGTGCGTTGGTTTCAAATAGGTGGACTATGGAACTTCGTTGCATTGCATGGTGTATTCGGTCTCATAGGATTCATGCTCCGTCAGTTTGAGATAGCAAGACTTGTAGGGATAAGACCTTACAATGCTCTAGCATTCTCTGCTGTCATTGCTGTATTTGTGAGTGTATTCTTGATCTATCCTTTAGGTCAGCATTCATTCTTCTTTGCTCCTTCATTTGGAGTAGCAGCAATCTTTAGATACATCTTATTCATTCAAGGTTTCCACAACATAACTCTAAATCCATTTCATATGATGGGTGTAGCAGGTATACTAGGTGGTGCTTTACTCTGTGCTATTCATGGTGCAACAGTACAGAACACTTTGTATGAAGATACATCTGTTTATTCAGATAACAAAGTTCAAAGCACAACATTCCGTGCATTTGATCCAGTACAACAGGAAGAGACATACTCTTTCATTACTGCCAACAGATTCTGGTCACAGATCTTTGGTATTGGATTCTCTAACAAGAGATTCATTCACTTCTTTATGTTGTTCGTACCTGTAGCAGGTATGTGGGCATCATCAATTGGTATCGTAGGTCTAGCACTTAACCTCAGAGCATACGACTTTGTATCTCAAGAGATAAGAGCAGCAGAAGACCCTGAGTTTGAAACTTTCTACACTAAGAACATTCTTCTTAATGAAGGTATGAGAGCTTGGATGTCATCTGTTGACCAACCTCATGAGAACTTCGTGTTCCCAGAGGAAGTATTACCTCGTGGTAATGCACTATAGGTTGACACACAACTAACAATCTGATATGATGAGGGGGTCTAACGACCCTCTTTTTTTGTGAATATATTTGTAACTGATCCATCACCCTACAAGTCTGCTCAGTGCTTACCTGATAAGCATGTAGTCAAGATGCCATTAGAAACATGTCAAATGTTATCTATTGTTTGTTCTGACAAGTGGGGTCATGGTTACGGTCAATTGCATCGCACTAATGGCGAAGCATACAAGACAGAGAAAGGTGCATTCCGTAATCATCCCTGCACTGCATGGGCAAATGAATCACTTACTAATACGTGGTGGTTACTTACTCATGGTCTTGCATTGTGTGCAGAATACACACATAGATATAGTAAGATACATAGCTGTCAACAGACTATAGAAGAAGCAGGTAGTATTATTCCTCTTCGTAAACCAACTACACCAGAATCATTTACTAGGGCAATGCCTGATGAGTATAAACATGACACAAGCATTGACACTTTTACTGCTTACAAAAATTACATTAGCAGCAAACCTTGGGTTGCATCTAATTATCTACGTGACCCATCCAGAAAACCAGATTGGATATGATTGATACTGATGTGAAGATAACTATCAACCTTACTAAGTTGGTAGAGGCAAGAGCAAAACTTCAAACCCAATATGGGGATTATTCTGCAGAGATAGTAAGAGGTGAGTTTCTTAATGGGGATGATATAAGTAAGATAGCATCTAAACTAAAAGATACATTGACATGGGAGAGTATGTATAGTATGATTGATAAGGCAGTTTTAGAACACGTGACTCAATGAATATAACTTTGTATACTACTAAGGGGTGTTCCTCTTGTGCTCATGCAAAAAAACTTTGTAACAGAGCTAACGTTGAGTTTACTGAGATAGAACCAGGTGCACCAAATCAAATTGCTAAGTGGGAGTTTCAAACACAATTTCCTGATGTCAGAGGATTTCCTTTCGTTGTTATTAAACAAGAAGGAGAAGAAGACATTCAAATGATTGGTGTTGTAGAACTTGCTAAGTTGTTTTTAAAGAAAGGTTTAGTATCTTCTAGAAAAAATGGATGAACTTAAAATAAATAAAGGCATAGAGCTCATGCTCAGGAGGCCAATAAAGAAGGAACAACCTAAACCAAAAGGGTTTGGAATTAAAAAAACAATATCTCTCCTGAGAAGAAAAGTCTACTTCAACTTTGAAATTAGGTGGGAAAAAATTAAAACTTAGTACGAGGTTGAAATGGAATCTTCTATCCTGATTTACTTTTCTGTAGCATTGTCTGTAATATTTCTATTAATTGGAGGTGTTGTTGGATGGTTATGGAATGATAAAACGAATCAATTTTTATACACACAAGCAGAGGAAGAGGTTGACTACGTTCATCCAGAAATGCTTGATGAAAATGGACAATGGATCAATTCACAACTTCTATCAGTTAGGTTTAGTGAAATTGAAACTGAGGAATTTGAAGAAGAATAAATAATATACGCAAAAGAATAATTATGCAATTACTACTTAATGAAGTGCTTCAAAAGGTTAGCAACGCTAAGACCAAAGCACAGAAGATTAAACTGTTACAGCAGTTAAATACTCCTGCACTTAGATCTATTTTGATTGCTAACTTTGATGAGAGTGTTATCTCTATGCTACCTGATGGTGAAGTACCATACAAACCTAACGAAGCACCAGAAGATACAGAGCATACCAAACTTGCTCATGAATATCGTAAACTATATCTATTCTTTAAGGGTGGAGCATCTATATCCCAGACTCGTAGAGAGACTCTCTTTATACAGTTGTTAGAAGGACTTCATAAAAAAGAAGCAGAAGTTTTAAGTCTTATGAAAGATAAGAAGATCGGTAAGCGTTGGAAGATTACACGTCAGTGTGTTGAAGAAGCTTTTCCTGAAATACAATGGGGCAGTCGTTCTTAATGAATATACTACATGAAAATTGTGATCCTAAACTAGCAGAGGATCCTAAGTTACCTTATACTGCATACCTTATACAGTATGCAGATAAAGAAGTAGTTAAATTTGATCTTTCTATTGGTTATTCAACAGTTGAACTGTTTGATCATTACTATGACAAATATAAAAATGTTATGAGTATGATTCAATCTAATGGTAAAGTGAATCCTAAATTATGGAACGCACCTCAAGCAAAGAAACCTAGACCACCTAAGCAAGCACCACCTAGACAAGGACAAAAGCAATGAAAGGAGAATGGGCAATACACTATCGTAAACTAGATGATCCTCAGGTATGGCATACCATGAGGTACTGGAGAAGTAATGGTGTGCTTGTATCTGCTAAGACATATGATCAGGTTTATAAGTTTAATAGATGGAAAGAAGCATTTGAATTTTGTAAAAACTTAATTACAGGTGGGGATTTGGATCAACCTGTGTATGATGCTAGTGTTAAAAGAGTATGCAAAGCTAGAGGAGAAGCGTTCTATCTCTCAGGAAATTAAAATTGTATCTGATTACACACAACTACTTGACTATATAATATACCTGTGTTAATATTAACACAATCGTTCAACCCAGAAGGGTCGCAAGTAAGCCGACACGGAACGGATTCGTTCATCCCTTAGGGGACGCAAATGTGGACTGAAGGAACGGGGTTTTATCCACCCTAACCGAGGACAAGCCAATGGCACAAGTCACTTACCGTGGTGTCAAGTACGACACTGATTCACGTAAAGCAACATCATCTTCTAAGTCAGACCTGACTTACAGAGGTGTTAAGCACAGCAGCAAATTAGTTGCTGCATAATCAAAATTCACTTTTGGTTTACATAAATCTGGGAAAATTTTTCCCAGATTTTTTTTATGTTATAAGTCTTTCTTATAGGCATTTATTTTTGTGAACAGGTCAGCATATTTGACCTATATTATTCTATATAATGTAGTCAGCAATGCTACAACCGAGGAAACAAGATGCATTAAAAGTTCATACATTATGAATTCAATCAACACGGAGAATATGGTATATGCACAACGCAATCAGTAGTAATCAACTTGCAGAGTGGACACACCCTGCCGAAACAGTTCCAAGCGACAAGCTTGAAGAGATAAACGACTATTATAACTGCATGATTGATTCAGAACGATACCGTACGGACAAGCGAATATGTAAAAATCTTTTAAGTTAAATGACATGTAAATATTGAAGGGGGGTTTACGCCCCTCTTTTTTTATGCTATAATTTATTGGTAAGACTCTTGTTATATGGAACGCAAACGATTAAAAGAAATAGTCAGGCAATTGAAAGAAGTTGTAAGTGAAATAGAATCAGAAGTTTGGTCTAATACAGATGCATACATACATCCATGGTACAAACATACAGGTGATGGTCCTCAAGTAGGACCAGCTGAAGATGACGATGGATACACTGACTAACCCTAGTATAAATACTTATTTACGATGCCACAATTAGAAGGACTTAAGTTATTAGAACTTAGACAGAATGTTCTAAAAATATTGATGAGTAATTTTCCTAACACACCAAACCGTTACATATATGAATGTGCAAATGAATGGTGTGGTAAACAGGTAGTTACTAATGGCATTGTATCGTATTTTAAAGCGTACTATGGCAAGAATGAACGACAAGAAGGCAGCAAAAAAATTACTTAAGATAGCAAAACAACATCCTAATTTGTATAGCAAGAAAGATATTTTCTATGCTAAAATGATTAAGAAACAACTTAAACTTGATAAGAAATATAATGAACGTGAAGTTGATAACAGTGACTCCCAAAGCGGAGGAGACGATGGGGTACGTGGCGAGAGTCAGCAACCCGAACAACCAAGACAACCCAAACGTGGCTGGCTTGCTAAAGTATTGCATAAAGCATCAACACTGGTCGGTCTTTGAACAAGCTCACATGACTGTGGAGATTGAGACTACTCGTGGTCTTGCTGCACAGATACTAAGACATAGATCTTTTACTTTCCAAGAGTTTAGTCAGAGATATGCTGCTACTAACCTGTTAGCAGAAGAGATTCCTATGTTTGATCTTCGTAGTCAGGACACTAAGAATCGTCAGAATAGTAACGATGATGTACCGAAGAACAAGAAGCAAGATCTTCAACAGAAGATCGCAGAACACTTTGTTGAGTCAATGGATCTGTACAATGAACTGCTTGCTAATGGTATAGCAAAGGAGTGTGCTCGGTTTGTACTACCTCTTGCTACACCGACTCGGTTATATATGACTGGTAGTGTACGCTCATGGGTACATTACATAGACTTACGTTCTGCACATGGAACCCAGAAGGAACACATGGACATAGCAGAGAATGTTAGATCAGTTTTCAAAGAACAGTTCCCAATAGTATCGGAGGCATTATCATGGTAACTTTTTCAAAACAAATTAAAGAAGGAACTAAGAAGTCACATTCAGCAGCAGAGAACACTAAGTTCGTTGCTGGTTTTC